AAGCTGGTGCTAAAACTAAAAAGAAAGCGAAAAAGAAATGAGTTTTACAATCATGCAGCATGATGGCATGAAAGCGATTCAATGGTTCAATACTGTTGATGACCTGTTAAAATCTATGTTAGCTAACCCTAACGACGCATACCACAGGAACAAATCATGACTGCATGGTCTTATAGTAGCATCACCTTATTCGAGCAATGTCCTAAGAAGTATTACCATTTACGTATAGCGAAAGATATTAAAGAGCCTGAATCAGATGCAATGAACTATGGTAAAGACCTGCACCTTGCCGCCGAAGAACATATCCGAGACGGCAAACCTCTACCTGAGAAGTATGCTTACATCCAAGAGCTTTTGGATAAACTCAAAGATATTAAAGGTGAAAAACTTTGCGAGAACAAGCTAGCAGTAAAGATTGTAGATGGTGGTAAGTTAGCCCCCTGTGATTTCTTTGATAAGCAAGTATGGTATAGGGGTATCGCTGACTTAATCATCCTAGACCGAGAGAATCAAGAAGCCCGTATCATTGACTATAAGACAGGCAAGTCAGCAAAGTATGCTGATACTAAACAGCTAAAACTACTAGCCGCCTGTGTGTTTACCCACTATCCTGAGATTAAGGTCATTAAGGCTGGCTTACTGTTCGTAGTATCTAAAGAGTTTATCAAGGAAGAGTACACTACCCATCATAGGCTGGCTTACTTTGAGCAATTTAAACCCCTTGTAAATCAATTAGATGCGTGCATAGCTAATGGTGTTTGGAACCCCAAAAGAAACTTTACTTGTAGTAAATGGTGTCCCGTAACATCTTGCGCACATAACGGAGAACGAGGATAATATGGGAAAAGGAAACTACCATGCCATATAAGAACAAAGCTGACCGCAAATACAAGAACGCCGCTATCTATGAAGCAAGCCCCGAGCAAGTTAAGAATCGGGGAGAGCGTAATAAAGCTCGTGCTAAACTAATGAAAGAAGGTAAAGTTAGTAAAGGCGATGGCAAAGATGTAGCACATAGAGTAGCCGCTGATAAGGGTGGCTCTATTAAAGATGGGGTGTTCGTGCAAACAGCTAGTGCTAATCGTTCATTCAAAAGAGATTCAAAGCATAACTTAGTATCAGAAGTTAGCAAGCGGGAACGCAAGAAAAAATAGTTTGTATAGAGTCACAGGATAAGGTATGAGTGCCTAGCTGACTCGGGAAGCGATTCCTCATAGGGTAAACCATATCAGTTAGTAATTGGTCTTTGTAGCTTTAATCTTTTGATTCCAAAGCAACCTTTCAACCGAATGAGCTAACTGGCACTGGGAAAGACTAGATAAATAATAAAGCTTGAAGCGGACACCGCTTTCAGGCTAACTTGCATCGGAGAGAGTTTTGGAAATCATTAACAACAAAGCAGTAATGCTTAAGGTGCGTGACCCTGACCGCATTACGTCAGTCATTCCTAAGAGCAAACTTATACGCTCGGAAGGAGAGAACTATCACGAAGTCCTAGTCCATTGGGGCTTGGAAGAAATGCAAGTATTAAAAAACCTTAAAGTTCGTAATGTCCCATCTCCTATAGAAGGGCAATATATTTGGCCTGGGCAGTTCAAACCATTTGACCATCAAAAGACTACATCAGCATTTCTAACCTTACACCGCCGAGCCTTTGTGTTTAACGAACAAGGTACTGGTAAGACCGCTTCTGCTATATGGGCGGCTGACTACTTAATGAACTTAGGGTTAATTAAACGGGTCTTAATTGTTTGCCCATTATCCATTATGGATGCCGCATGGCGTGCAGACTTGTTTACGTTTGCTATACATCGTAGGGTAGATACCGCCTATGGCTCTAAAGATAAGCGTAAAAAGATTATTGAAGATGGGGCTGAGTTTGTCATTATTAACTACGATGGAATAGAAATTGTTGCCGATGCTATTGCGGATGCTAACTTTGACTTGATTATTGTAGACGAAGCTAATGCCTATAAAAACCCTACTACAAACCGCTGGAAGGTATTTAACTCGCTAATCAAACCACATACTTGGTTATGGATGATGACTGGTACACCTGCCGCACAGTCTCCTGTGGATGCGTATGGTATTGCTAAGCTAGTCAACCCATCAGGAGTACCTAAATTCTTTTCGCATTTTAGAGACCAAGTAATGCAGAAGATTACAATGTTTAAGTGGGTTCCAAAACTTAACTCAGAAGATATAGTACATAAGGTACTACAACCTGCCATACGTTTTACCAAAGAAGAATGCCTAGACCTACCTGAGATTACATACCAAACGCGGGAAGTCCCTCTAACCGCACAGCAACAGAAGTATTACGATATTCTCCGTAAGCAAATGCTTGTAAAAGCGGCAGGGGAAGAAATAACTACAGTAAATGCGGCGGCAAATCTAAATAAGCTACTTCAGCTTTCTTGTGGGGCTGTGTATTCAGATACAGGTGAAATTGTAGAGTTTGATGCCAGTAACCGCCTTAGAGTACTTAAAGAAGTAATTGATGAGTCTAGCCATAAGGTACTTGTGTTTGCACCATTTAGGCATGCAATTCAAATCATTAAGGATAGCCTAGAAAAAGATGGGTACACCTCAGAAATTATTGATGGAAGCGTTCCTGTAAACAAGCGTACAGAAATATTTAAAAGGTTTCAAACTACCCCTGAGCCAAGAGTTCTTATCATCCAACCACAAGCGGCTAGTCATGGCGTAACCCTTCATGCGGCAAATACTATTGTATGGTGGGGTCCTATAACATCGTATGAGACATATGCACAGGCTAATGCTCGGGTACACCGAAGCGGACAAAAGAACCCTTGTACTGTTATCAGACTAAAGGGGTCAAGCGTAGAGAAAAAGCTATACGAAGCACTACAAAACAAGCAAGATATCCAAGGAAGCATAATGGCGTTATATAATGATTTACTTAGTTGACATTGTTAAGAGTAGGTGTACAATAAGAAAAAAGAGGAAGAATAATGACAGCAATGCGTAACCCTGATGCGAAGCATATTGACTTTGCTGACCTCATCGGGCTAATACCAAGTAATCCAAGGTTTCTACCATCTAATCTAGATATGGTATTAGAGCGTAAAGGCTCGTTCCTAGTGGGTGAATGGAAAAGACCAAATGAAAGTATTAGCCGAGGGCAAGAAATTCTATTGGAAAACTTAGCTAAAAAGCCAGGGTTTCTTGTAGTGTTGATTGAAGGTAATACGGATGCTGAAATGGTAGTAAACAAGGTACAGTTGTTTAATCCCCACAAGGGATGGATAGATTGGGGCGATAGCGTAGAGAGTTTAAAAGATTTAATTACGCAATGGTACGCAAGAGCAGAGAGGAAAACGAGATGAGCGACCAAGTACAAGCAGATAAACTAGCTGAAGTATATATAAAAATGCGTGATAAACGCAAAGAATTATCAGCGGCATTTGAGGAGCAAGACCATAGGATTGAAGAGCAAATGGATATGGTAGCTGAGGAGCTATTAAGGTTATGTAAAGCCATTGGTGCAGATAGCATAAAAACCCCAGCGGGTACAGTATTCAGGTCAGTACGTACTAGATATGAAACAACCGATTGGGAAAGTATGTATAACTTCATACTGGAGCACGATATACCACAAGTATTAGAACGTCGTATTAGTACAACAAATATGAAGCAGTTTTTAGATGAAAACCCAGCATTGATGCCAGTTGGCATGAATATTAATAACAAGTATACAGTTACAGTAAGGAGGAAGTAAAAATGGAGAACTTGCCATTGACAGTCGATGAAGTAGCGAAGATACTACGTGTCTCTCGCCAAACGATTTATGTATTATGTAGGGAAGGGAAGTTACCTCACTTTAAAGTAGGTACAAAACTGCGGTTTAAAAAAGCAGACATTGATGCAGTAACTAACACATCTAGAGGAGAAGTAAATGAGTGAAGCAACAGTAGAACAACAAGAGCGTATGCAAGAAGTTATTAAAGAGGCGCAAGAACGGGCAATGCAAGAGATACAACAGAATGCTCAGATTGAGATTCAAATGAGAGGTAACTCATTGAGCCTAGCAGTAAATGCTCATACCCCCGGAACTGACCCTGTAACGATTGCTAATACAGCCTCAGTATTTTTAAAATTTTTAAAGCAAGGAGAAATGTAATATGGCTAACGAACTTAGCATGTTAAAAGGAAACTTACCAGCCCACTTACGTGGCGGTGTAGATGAAACAACAAGAGCCCTTATGGGTGGTACTGGACAATCGGGTACGAGCATCAAGCGTATCTCTATTAAAGGTTCTGTATTCCGTATGGTAGTTGAAGGTAAAGAAGTAGCAAAGAACGAAGAGCGTGCGATGAACGTAGTAGTTGTAGGCGCATCTCAATATAACTCCCGTACTTTCTATGAGGCTACCTTCACTGAAGGTCAAGGCGCTAAGATGCCTGATTGCTTCTCAGATAATGGTATTAGCCCAAATGCTAAGAGTACAGCACCACAGGCGGCTAGTTGCAAGGATTGTCCACAGAACGTAGATGGTTCAGCACCTAGTGGTAAAGGGCGTGCATGTCGTTTTAGCCGTCGTCTTGCCGTTGTATTAGAGAATGACCAGCGTGGGGATGTTTTCCAATTAACGTTACCAGCGCAATCAATCTTTGGTAAGGGGCTTGATGGTAAATTACCTTTGGAAGCCTATGTACGCCTCTTAGGTACAAACAATGTTTCAGTAACTTCAGTAGTTACAGAGATGCGTTTTGACACAAGTAGCGCTACACCTAAACTTACTTTCAAAGCAGTACGTTATTTGGAAGAAGATGAGTTTGCTAATGCGCTAGCTAAGGGTAAAACACCTGAGGCTAAGATAGCTATTGGTCTAACTGCTGGTGCAATTGATGGTGCAGTAGCTATTGAAGCCCCTAAGCCTGTTGCCAAACTAGCTCCAGTTGTAGCCGAAGAAGCAACAGACGAGCCTGAGCCAACCAAGCGTGTTAAGAAGACTGAAGCGGAAACGCCTAAGGATATTAACGCTGTCCTAGACGACTGGGCATAATAGTTAACGGGGTGTTTGAATACTTAAAGGGTGAAATAAACAAGTACCCGCCCCACCTAATAAGAACAATATGACTGGATATTCCTTAAAGTTTGCAAAGTTAGTTAATAAAGCCAACGAAGATATTTCTATCGGGGTTACATTAGGTAAGACTTGCATTGAAAAAGATGTACCTGTTATGCAGATTGCAAAACATTTTAGCGTATCACGTACTGCAGTATATGCGTGGTTTGTCGGGAAGAGTATTCCTAACTTAACGCACCAAATGAAGATTCATAAGTTATTAAAAAGAATGGCGTAAGCCAACTGAAGGGGGACGTGCCACTACCCTGACAGGATTATTGTCGGCGCAATTTGAGGATGCTAATGACCTCGTGGAATAATTTTCTCTCTACGATATTACCCGAAGAAGGTTTAGGGTGGTATTGCATAGGGACATATAAGAAAAAAACCACACCGAAACAATATTTTATTAAGACTATTGCAGAAGCTGAGGAGCGTATTCAGCAACTACTAGATGATAAGAAAGATGTTTATTTCGGGTGCTCGAAATATATTACAAACGAAAATAGGAAAGCAATTAATGCAGGATGGCAGAAGTCTTTTTGGTTAGACCTAGATTGTGGTCAGTCGTATGCTGATGCGGGTACTGGATACCCAAGCCAAACAGAAGCCCTTATAGACGTAAAACGTTTATGTACAGAACTAAGTTTACCTAAGCCGAATGTAATCAACTCAGGTAATGGGCTTCATGTACATTGGGTGATGGAGAACGCTGTTGAGAAAGAAGAGTGGGCTAAGACCTGTGAATACTGGAGACAACAACTTAAGCGTTTAGGTATTGTTGCAGATGCTACTAAGATTACCGATGTAGCGGCGGTACTACGTATTCCAGGAACGCTAAACTTTAAATCTGACCCACCCTTAGAAGTTAAGTGGATGGCTAAGAGCCCAGCCATGGAGTACGAGGATTTCCGGGCAAAGGTAATGCACGGGATTGAGATTGAACTTGACCTAAGCAAAGCTCCTCGTCGCCCTATGGATGAGACTACCCGTAAGTTATTAGGTAATAAGGTTAGTAACTTTGGCGCTATTATGAAGTCGAAGGAATGTAACCAGCTTAATTACGCTTATGCTAACCAACCTACTATTGACTATAACCAATGGCGTGGAGCGCTATCTATTGCTCAGTTTTGCGAAGACAGAGAATCAGCTATCCATAGGATGTCAGAGAATCACCCCGAGTATTCATACCAAGATACTGAGTACAAGGCTAATGACATCGGTGGTCCTTATCATTGTTTAACCCTTGAGCGTAATAACCCGGGGCATTGTGACGGATGCCAGTATAAAGGTAAGATTACGAGCCCAATATCTATTAACGCTAAGATTGCTAAGGCTACTGCAGAAGACAATGTAGTTGTACTAAAGAGCGCTGAGATTGAAACAGAAGTTACCTATAAGATTCCCGAGCTACCATACCCATACTTCCGTGGTAAGAATGGTGGCATATACAAGCAGGGATTTACTAGCGACGATGGTGAAGAAGTAGAAAAAGATAAGTTAATCTTTAAACATGACTTCTATATTGTTAAACGGATGCAAGACCCTGAGCTTGGTGACATGGTTTGGATGCGAGTACATATGCCTAAGGATGGTGTACGTGAGTTTGCATGCTCAAACCAATCGTTAATGGTTACAGATAGATTTAAAGACACAGTAGCTCCGCATGGGGTTATTGGCAACGCTAAAGAAATGGCAGAGATTATGAACTATATAACAGCTTTTGCAAAAGATTTACAGGAGCGAGAAACAACTGAAAAGATGCGCACTCAGTTTGGCTGGTGTGATGACGATACTAAGTTTATTATTGCTGATAAGGAAATATCAGCTAAGGGAATCCAATACTCCCCTCCATCGAACACAACACTACCTTTTGTATCTTGGTTTAAACCTAAAGGTACTATGGAGGAGTGGAAACGTGTAGCAGATGTATATGGTAGGGAAGGGCAAGAGATGCGAGCCTTTATGTTGTTTGTAGGTTTAGGCGCACCACTACTTAAGTTTACAAATCAAAAGGGTTTAATCTTTTCTCTAGTATCAAACGAATCAGCTACTGGTAAAACTTCTATACAGCGCATGATTAATACTATTTGGGGTCATCCTACAGATATGATGCTCATAGCAAAAGATACTATGAAGTCCCAGTTTCATCAGTTTGGGGTATTTAATAATATTGCTATTTGTACTGATGAGGTAACTGAAATGTCTGAAGAGGCAGTTAGTAACGTCGCCTATGGGGTATCACAAGGGCGGTCTAATAATCGTATGAAAGCTAACTCTAATGAGATGCGTTTGAACAATACTCGTTGGGCGTTGCCAGCTATCTTTTCAGGTAACGCTAGTATGCACGACAAAATGTCCACTCTAAAGGCTACACCCGAATCTGAACAGTTACGTATCGTGGAGATGGAGGTTCCTCAGGATACTTCTATGTCTAAAGAAGAAAGCGATGAGCTATTTGACCGTATCCTAGAAGATAACTATGGGCATGTTGGACCAGTCCTAATTCAGCATATGCTAACTAATTTAGATACTGTTAAAAAGCTACTAGATGAAACGCAGAAAAGGTTTGATGCGGATGCTAAGCTCAGTCAGAAGCAACGGTTTTACTCTGCTGGTGCGGCTATGGCATTTACTGCTGGCATGATTGCTAATGAGCTTGGGCTTATTAAGGTTGATATTCCTAAGATTTGGGCATGGGCTGTTGAATACTTTAGTACCTTACGTGAAAGTGTTAAATCTGCGAAGGCTGACCCATTAGGTAGTTTGGGTGCATATCTAAATGAGTTTAACCGCAATATGTTGGTAGTAGATGATGCTAACGATAAGCGTACAGGGTTAACTAAAGCACCGCTACAGAAACCATATGGCCCTCTAATGATTCGCTTTGAACCCGATACAGGCTTAATATGGATTGCAGTTGACCAGCTACGTTTATGGTGTACTAAGAAACAGATTGGTTACTCAGGAATTATTGATGGAGTAAAAGCCCTTGACTCTGATGCAATTATTAAGAAAAAAGGTATGGCTAAAGGCTCTGAGCTTGATACGTTCTCTATCAATGCGCTTGGGTTTAATGCAGAGAAAGCCAAACTTAAGTTCAACATAATTCCTGAAGAACCTATACAAGAATGATTTTTAACGAAGGGGTCCCAGTTGCTATTGAATGGCACGCAATGGTGCTGGGCTCCTCTTTTTTTATTCCTGCCCTAGATAC